GGGCTAAAGACCGCGGCGGCGAAATTCGAGTGCAAGCGCTAAATAATTAACACCGTCGTCGCCATGATCTCTTTCATGCGGCGAGTGCTCAGATCGGCAAATTTTCATCACCGTCAAAATCAGGCAGAGTGCGCTCGGCTTGATCTCAAACCCGAGCACCGCGGAGGCCATGGCCGCAGTCCGAATCAGATTGTCTTCCGGCCGGCCATATTTGTGGCCACGTTCCTCCAGCAAACTCGAACAGCGCTTGAGCATGGACTTGACTGAAGAAATCACAGTCCCTCCACGCATGTTTTCCATATCTTCTGGGGTGACCTTTAATCGATCTGGGTCGAAGGGGTCTGGCCCTGGCCCTTTATTCTGGTCGAGATCAGACGGCAGCATATTCTAAGTCCTCATTGTTGATGTAGTGGCGGCCGAAGCGTGAGCCCAGGCTGTCCCGGTACTGGTAGTTTTCTATGTTGAAATGCAGGCCGATCTTCCCTTCCCAATCGCCGTTCCTTTGTTTGCTGACATGCAGCACCACGCCAGGGGTGGCCATAAGCCTAGCGCGCTCCTCCTCGGCGGTATCCTCATCGGCGATCAGATCTTCGAGCTTGCGGTTGCGCCATACGGCGATGATATTGAAGGCGTTGTTGCCGATTTCGCTAGCGCCTTTAACATCCTCGATGCCGGGCATCGCCCCCATGCCGGCCGCACTTTTCCGAGAATGTGCGACCAAATGCAGATGGATATCGGTATCGATCGCCCAGTCGACCAGCCGGAACATGACCTTCTCTTGACCCGAGTAGTCGTCGGCCTCGAGACCGAGCCGCATCAGGGAATCGATCACGAATTGGTCGCAGCCATAGCGGTCATGCGCGTATTGGAAAACATCCAGCAGATCATCGATCGACAGCTTGCCGACGCGATCAACGAGCCATAGACCCCGATCGAATAGATCCATGCTGGCGTCGATCAGCGCTTCCGTGGGCAGCCCTCCAGTCAGATTGCCGGCCTGCTTGACCATGCGCTTCAGGGTCTGGGCCGGCGCCATCTCCAGCGAAGCAAGGCAGACGCGAGAGCCTTGGTCGATCCAGTCGACAATGCAGTCGGATAGCATTTGAGATTTTCCAGACCCTGACGAGCCCTGCCAGACCGACACCTCTGACGGCCGGAAGCGTAGATTTGCCCCGGCGGCGTATGGTAGGCTATAGCCAGGCTCATCATCACCTGGATAAAAAAGTTTAACAACATTGTCGCGATATTCCGACGGCCGGCGCAGCATCTCTGGATCCATTGAGCCGGCAGCGGCAACAGCGGCAGCGATCTCCTCCAACGACACATCGTCGACCAGGCACTGGTTTGCATCTTTCCTTGGTAGCTGCACAACGCGGCAGCGATGCCGGCCGAGGCGCTGCGCAATCTCCTGCACCGCAGCCTGGCCTTCTGGGTCATTATCCAGGCACAGATAGATTGTTTCGAACCGGTCGAGGCGATCAAATTCATTGGCAATCCAGTCCTGCTTGTTCCCGCCGCCACCGCCGAAAGGCACGGACAAGGCCGGGTAACCAAAATCGAACATCGACATCGCGTCGATCTCACCTTCGACGATGTAGGCCTCCCTGGCGTCTGGATCAATGGCCTGCCAGCCAAATAAGATTTTCTCGCAGCCCGCGGCGGTTGGCTTCGGCTTGGCCCCGTCGATCGCCTCCCGCGCCTTGGCGAGAACGAGCTCTCCATCACGCAGGAAAGGGAAAATGATATTGCGGCCCTGCGCCCCGATCTTATAGGCCTCGACGGCCGCCTCGCTCAGCCGACGATCGCCGCATAAATAGGCCTGCACCGCGCCCTCCACATGCCGCATGCCTTGTGGCCGGGCAGGCCGCTGGTAAACCTTTGTCTCTCGATCGCGGTGGAATTTTGGCCGCTGAACACCGAGGTAGTCGCGCACACCATCAAGCGCGTCGACCAAACTGCAACCTTTTGCCTTACGCCAAAGATCTATCAGATCGCCGGCGTCGTCGCTGCCGAAATGGGCCCAGACCCCAGCCTTGGAGCCGGCGACCACGACCTTGATCTTCCCCTGACCAGGATCAAAGACATATTCCTGGCCCTCGATTTTGCCGCCGGGGTAGAGATAGCTGCATACTGCCTTCGCCTGATCGTTCAGCGCAGATTTCAGCGACGCGATATCGCTCCTCATTTCACACCTCGATAGATTTCATCTTCGCCGGCAAAAAAAACACCTCTCATCTTCTCTTCTCTTCTCTTCTCTTCTCTTCTCTTCTCTTCTCTGGCCAAGCGCTTTGCTTGCGCCTCGCTAGCGGTTTGCTTTCCGCCTTGATTCTTAACGATTATTTTGGTTGAGAGCAGCAATTCGAGGTCGATTTCTTCGCTGGCCTGGAGGCGGCTTTTGATGAAGTCGACATCGGCCGGAATTTGGTTATCGTAGCGGCTTGCTAGCAGCATGATACCAATCAGGTGCCACTTGCTAGCGTCAGGCAGGCAGCCGACGTCGTAGGCATCAAGCAGGCTCGAATATAATTTTATCCATTGCGGCGCCCGATCTTTGTAATGTTGATATTTTTCCCAGTTCCTGATCGACAGATATTCCATTCCCTTCTCCCTCTAGTTTTTGCTGAACGGCAGCCGGATACTTCCCATCAAAACGCGCCCGGTCATCGGCCTCGGCCAACAGCCCGAACCGATCACCGCACCGGCATTGAGCGATCAGCCATTCTCGGCCGTTATCATCATGCAGCGTCGCGACCAGGCTGCCGAAAATGTGTGTATGCGTCACGACGTTCTCGACACGATTATCTGCACCGGCTTCTCTATGCGGTCTGACCAGGCCAGACGCAGATCCACAATCTGGCTGTCGTCGACGAGCACGCCGAGGGCCACCAAAATGTCGGATGTTGCCTTTTCCAGGTTGCCAAGATCACGTCGGCGGCGGTCAGGCCGGCGATACAAGTAAATGGCTGCGACCTCGCAATCGAGCGGCTCGTACCGCCTTGACGCTGCCATGACGTTGCGAATCCATTCTGAGTATCGCTTGGTCTTTACACGGCCGCGGCGGCGGTTGTTGTTGAAGCAAGCCGAAAGCGGCGGCGGCATCTCAGGCAGCGTCAGAAACACTGTCTCGTCCATGGCTCACCCTTGACGCTCCCGATTAACGCTAGCACTCGACTTGTCGCGGCCGTCATGGCTGACCTCAAAGCTCCCGTCACCATCGATAAACGCTAGCACTCGGTTGATCGTCAGTAGCGTGGGGTTTCGCGGCAGGCCATACTTGGGATCGCCGCGCAGTTGGAAGACGAAACTTCGGTCGTTCAAGGCGTCGAGTCCGAACCGAGTCGGTGTCATGCCTGACGCCTCGAGATAGCCCTCGACGCGCTGGCTGACAAATTTTCGGATGTCCATTGATTTTCCACTCCTGAACCGACGCCGAATCTTCTATCATCGTTTTAATCGGATCGCAATCGTTTTCGTCGGATCTTTTTCACTTGCAACAAAATCACCGGTCAGGCATACTCGGATCGGTTTTGAAAGACCAGGTGATGGGGCCCAAAGAATGTCAGCGATGAAAAAAGACAACAGACCTAGAGACGCGCGCGTCGCGCTTGATGAGCAGATCCGCGACAGCAGGTTCGATAGACAGTCTCTGTCGATCGAAATCGATAAAAAGCGCGGCTATTTATCGCAATTTATCAAGGGGGGTAGCCCACAGTATCTACCCGTAGCCGCGGCCATGAAGATCGGCCAGCGCCTGCAAGACCTGGAATGGCGGCAGTTGATCAGCGACGAGGACATGGCGGCGCTCGACGCGAGCGAGACAAACCGTGCAGCAGCCGACGGCGCTACTCAGATCCTCGAGCTTAACGTCGTGGGAGCGGCCGGCGGCGGCTCCATCGTCGAGACCGAGACGGTCTCCGAAACCTGGCGCCTACCGAACAGATTGATTGAGACCTTGAGGATCGAGCCTGAGACGGCCAGGCTGATCACCGTGCGCGGGGATAGCATGGCGCCAACATTGAGCGGTGGCGACCGCGTCCTGGTCGATACCAGGTCAAAGGCGCCAACTCCGCCAGGGCTCTTCGTTGTCTACGACGGCATGGGCCTCCTGATCAAGCGCATCGAGGCTATCCCCGGCGACATGCTGCGCATTACATCCGACAATCC